TATCTTTTAAGATAATCTATCAATGATTCAGGTAAATAACGCTGCATTAGGACTAAATCCGTGTTACATGCAATGTCTACCATGGTATATACTGGATCCTGCTGATCAGGGACCTTGGTAAAACCTTTCTCCCACTCTACAACAGAATTAAATATATCATCTACATTTTCGTTTACAAATACTCTATGACCATTATACCTTGACATATAACAATAGGTATCTACACAACCTCCAAAGCAACCGTATACTAGGTTAGGGGCTATGCAGTTTGCACTATTGTTATTGTCTTTGGTAACTAGGGTTTTAGTATTTTGATGCTTAATTTCCGCATTCATTGTTTATTCTAAAAAGCTTCTTCTTCTTTTTGATTTTTTCTCTTGTCTGTCTCCCAGTCAAATTTTGTGAGATCTTTTGTATTATAATCTGCCTCCGCAATTGCCTTGTTGTACTCATCCCAATTATATATTTTTAATTTGTACATTCTTAACACATCGCTTGATGTTATCTCAGGAGGTAATTCTCCATCATTTGCATTACATATGTCTATATATAAGTTTTTCATATGTCCCATAGTTATGATCTTACTAATTTTACTTTATAACCACTCTCATCAATTTTAAGACCTGCCTCTAACAGTTTTCTTACCGCTTGATTTTTAGTAATACTATATTTTCTAGAATACACCTCAAGTCTTTTATTACACTTTAATGATATTGGTGTATTAAGATGTGCATCAATGCCATTTACTATAGTTTCTGGAACATCATATGGAAACTTTTTATATAAATCTCCTATGTTTCTAAGAAACCTAGCATCATTTTCTTTTATGTACATCCCAGCTTGTCTTTTAGCAATAGAAACAGATGGCCTACTTAATCTAAATGTGGTTAGCTTAAATATATCAGAAATCTCTTTCTCAGTATAATCAAACTTATAAAATAAAAGAGCTATGATATAGTTTCTCTTATCAATATAGGCTCTTTCTCTAGTAGTTACTGGTGGTAATAAATGTTTTATTTCCAATAGTACTTCTTTTTCTGTAAAATATTTCATGTTTTTAAATAAAAAATGGCCACAGTAGACCCTTAAATTCTCCTACAAATGGCCCGATAAATAATGTTGTAATGAACTCATGATTCTGCGCAAATAGATACCAAAAATATAGTGCTGCACATTGCGACACTATAAAGTATAATACTAGCAGAATCATTGATCCCTCAAAGATTCTTTCTCCCATAAATTAATTGTTATTTAAGCTAAGGTAGATAAATCAGCATCATCTGCATAAACCTCTACAGCTTTTTTTATTTCTTCTTCAATTCTCTCATCATAACTCTCTGCACGTTCTTTAAACTTAATCATAGAATCCTCAGGTACAAGTAAAAATCTTTCAATTGCATAATATTTATATGGTGCAGAAGCTTGAGTTAACTTAACTTCTTCAAGAGCAATACCTAAATTACCATCTTGTAAAGCTAACTCAACTACTTCTGTAATAGTGTAAACTACACCTTCTTCAATCCATTCTTCTTCTGAAATACCGTCTGGTTTATTACTGCTATCTATACAAATTGCTTTCATATTCTTCTAAACTTGCTTCAATGTTTACGTGATCTAAAGTTTCTAAAATCTCATACATTTTATCAAAAGATCCAGATGCAATATCTATTTGACCTTTTTCATGTGCAATAAGAGCACATTGCTCTGCTTGAATAGGCGTATGTTTACATATTTCTATTAAGCATCCAACAACATATTGAAAACTCAATACGTCATCATTATACAAAGTAACCTTATGTGTTTTATATTTACCCATATAATAATATACTAATTTTTGGGCAGATATTAGGTATCTAACCCAGGTTAACGTTGTAATTCTTCCATTCTATTTTAGAACTATCTAGACCTTCTAAAGCTGTCTTGACCCATTTTTCATCTACAGTATGTTTATAACATAATATATGTACTATAGCTTTTTCATCTGGATTAAGCCTTAGTAACCTTCCTATCCTCTGAGCAGACTTTCTTTCATTACCATATGCATGCATAATAATCCCTTGTCTAAGATTTGGAATGTTTACACCCTCATTTAACTGCATTACAGAAGATAATTTATTTATAGTACCTTCTTTAAATAATTCAAGATTTGCTTCTGAGTCTATGTTATTACTATGATAGCTATACTCACAAAGTCTATCAGCTTGTTCTTGAGTATTAGCAAACATTATACACTTATCTTTTATACTAGTAAATAGTAATTTAGCATATTGCTCCTTGCTCGGATACTCTTTCATAGCCTTCATTCGCATTATACGTAGCATATGCATAGATCCTGCACCAGTATCGATCCTATTACACCAATAACCATAATTCTTTTGCTCTGAAGTTTTAAAACTTTTATTCTTCATTTCTACTAGATAATTATTTTTTGTACTTAATTCAAGTTCATGTACAAGTATCTGGTAATCATTAAGAATATTATTATTTACAGCACTATCAGTAACAAATTCATATACTATTGGACAGAATTCATCTACCAATCTACCTTTTTCAGACTTGTGATATTTAGGTGGTGTACCTGTAAGACCCAGAATCTTACCATTATACTCATTTAGAAACTCTCTATGAGAATCTAACAAACTATGGCATTCGTCTAGATATACAATATCAAAATCTTTTGGATTTTTCTTATTTAAGCTTAAGTAAGTTGTGAATGTAGCTTTTGTTAATAACTTTTGCTTATCAAATTTAAGGGCTTCTGCTCTCCAACTATCAAAAATTGATAGCTTTGGTGCAACCACAAGTATGTTTAACATCGGAGAATAATTATTCTCTAAGTGATTTAATGCTACAAGTGTCTTACCAACACCTGTGGCCAATCCTAAACCGCATCTGTTAATACCTATAGTTTTCTTAAGAGCTTCAGCTTGCACTTTATCTCTATCTACCATATCTTATTTTTTGTTTATCTTCTAAATATGTTAATACTTTATACCAATGAGACTTTGCAGTCTCTCTTGCCAATTCTTTAACTGTCACAATTGCTGCTTGCAATGCTTCCCTATGCTCTAATTTTTCTCCTATTACATTTTTAGAAGGTGAATCAAACTTTAAATGTTTTGCAATTAAATCTTCAGCTGCATCTTTTGCTTTTGGGTAATCTGTATTAAACTCTTGTTTTTGATGTATCATTTTACTGTACCTTTTAATTTTAATTTTATTTCATCTGCCCAATAACCTTTAACTTCTATTCTTTTCTTCTTTCTATTAAAGTTAGTTATCCATGCTTTAGGTATCCAAAACTTTACACCTGGTCTAACTTCAATAAAATGAGCACCAGCTGTAGAATTATACAGTTTAGTATAATTAAAAAAGACTGTAGTTCTATTGTCAGCTCTAAATTGTCTCATAAAATTATTTTAAATATTTCATAATTCTTGCCTTTTTTGGATTATCATGTATCCAATTATGACAATTCCTGCAGACAGGAATCCATGTACTTTGAATTAAATAGTAAGTATCACGGTTACTACCTGCATATGTATGGTGGATATCAGTAGCAGAACTACTGCATCCTTGAACTTTAACTTTACATGTGGAATTGTCATTAAGATACCTTTCTCTTAACTTAAGATACTCAGCATCTTTCTTCTTTCTTTTAGCAGAAACACGAGGGATAATAGAAGCGTTTGGTTTCTGTGACTTGTTAGTACTGCTTTTGTGGCAACTCCAGCAATATTTACAGTATCTATTACCCTCATGATTCTTCCATATGACAGTCATCTTTTGACAACCATCACATTCTTTTAACTTTGGTTTCATTAAACATTTTTAAGTCTAGGCAATTGATTAGGATCTCTAGTTAAACTTAAAAAGTTTGAACTCAAGATTCCTTCTTCAATAAATATACGAATTATTTCATGCTTATCAATATTTAAATCTTTAAAATTTAAAGTATTTCTAACTTTGAAATCTGTATCCGTATTACCAAGCATAAACTTAGTAAATTTTGTATCAGGAAACCATTTAGCAAACATTTTATTAGTAATTGCTATTACTTTTCTTTGTTTTGCCTCATTAAGAACACGTTGTGCTCTTCTATTAACTCTTTGGATTCTTATTTTCTTTTGCTTACTCATCTTTTCTACTTCTGCAGTAGGTAAAGACTTCAGACCATACAGTGCTCTCTTATACAGAAAGTTTTGATACTGTGAATATTGATCTGTTTCATATTTAGTATAAGTATTTTTCTTATACAACTGATACTCTTCTAACTTTCCAGAGTACTCAAATTTTTGTTTTTTAGTCGAACTCATATACAACTTGTTTTTTATTAAATTCATAACATAAAAAAAGGGGGCTTATGTCAACAACCCCCTTTTCTCGATTTACTAACCATTAAAATTTCTACCCTCCGATAGAAAAGTCTTCATTTGGCTGTGTAACAGCACTTGTTTTATTTGCATTATATGCACGGATTTCATCCTTATTATCATGTGCAATTAACTCATCCTCTAGATTTGCATCTACAGTCCAAGTTCTTTGCTGATAAATTGGTTTACCCATAAGAGTACATACTGGTGCATTTTCACCACCTGCTCTCTTCATTTGCTTTTCAACATTTACATCTGAAAATGGCTCTAAAGATTCTTGTGTACGAATCTTACCAGGAAGCTCTTGTCCCTCATAGAAACCTGCTTCTGTTAGTTTAACCATTTCACCTGGTACTAATGCAGTAACTCTTTTAACGTCAAGCCATCCATTTGCGCCTGTCACAACTCTTGATTGTGCAACTCTAACATAACCATACTCTGGCTTGTTTTCATTAACGTTAATAACTGCTTTTGTTTTTTCATCTGCTAATACTACTACTTTTGAATTCATAATATAATTTTAAAAAATTAAATAATTGATTTTGTGAGCACAATACTATACCTGTACTTGCTCAAATACAGGTAAGTGGACTTTATTAAGTCTATTTACATTAAGATAAATCGGATATGTTTATGTCAGGAAAACTTTCACCATCATCACCTGTGTCTAAAAACTCTCTAGGTTCTGTTGGTTCCATTTTACCTTTTGTGTCTACAGCTGATCCACTGAAGGGATTATTTACTGTATCACCATAGTCTAGTGCGATAAGATGCTGGATATCTTCATCAGTCAAGGACAAGTACTCTTCTATAGAGATATAGATAACTTTTCCATTAGGTAACTGATAATTCATATACTAATTACGCAATAAATTTTGACATGTTGGCTATCCAACAATAAAAAATTGCCATTATATAGCTAACAAGGGAAAAATAGTTTAAGATTCTCCCCTTGTCATTTGCTACAAGCATATATTCGACTAAAATATAATATGTTTAGGTTAATACATCTTCAAATCCCATACTTGCTGAAGCATAAAGATCATCTCCATACTTAAATTCTACAGTATATGGGAAATATTCTGTATAACCTCTAAATGCTGTTATCCTACAAGTGACTTCATCATCTTCATTAAGCAGATTATTCTGCTCTAGCATTTCAAATGTTTTAGCTGCATCTGATAGACCCACTTTAAGTCTTTTCCATTTGCATCTGACTACATCTCCTTCACATAATGCCTCTGGTAAACCATTACCTAGCATAATTTGCACAAACAGTGTAGATGCTTCAGTACTCTTTAATAAAAGTTCTGTAAATAAATTTGTAATATCATTTGATTTATCAAGACCTTGTGCTGTCTTACAAATATTATTAATCATTGCTGCAATATCCTTTTCTGTAATATTTACACCTATTTTCTTTACTTGCATAATTTTGTTTTTTAAAGGCTTAAGGCTGGAGACATTACATCTCCAACCTTTGCCCGTATCCACTTAAAAAATCTTTAACTACAAATATGAGAGTTTCCTATACTTGCTAATATGGCAAATAGTATTACTATAACAGTTACAATTAATGCTACTGTTTGAACGTTATACTGGTATTTTAAACTACGATATTTATTTCTTGTGCTATTTAGTCTATTTAAAGTAGCTTTTTCAATATGCTTTGACATGCTTAAATCATGTTCTAAATCATTTTCTAATGCATGTATTACTTTTTCAGCTTGCTTCATCTTCTGATATGTCCCCATATTCCATATTATTGTGACCATAAGCCTCACAGGATGCAGTTGATTTACATCCTGAGCTTAATAATCCGATTAATACTACTATAAAAATAATCATAACACTGCCAAATATCTTGACGAATGCTGATGTTGGTATTTTTCTTACTTTCATAATTCAAAATTTGGGAGACCATACTGTGGAACCATCATCTGATGATGTAATAAAAGCAATTGAGCTTTAATTCCTTTTAAATTTAATGTAGTAATCCTACAATCATATTTGCTTTCTATTTCTTCTACTCTTATTTCTTCTTGATGTACAGCCAAATGTAGGTCTTGTACTTCTTCAATCATATCTTCAATCATAATTTCTAATTTTTAAGTGATGTTTTTAATTGTTTTTAATCTAATTTCTGTGCCTTCATCTGCTCTTTTGTGAGCAAGGTCTTCATTGGAAGTGAAACACTCCTTTCCATTTCTCATGTATATGTAATACACTGTTGATTCTTCTACCATAGTAAAATTTAATTTGTTTTTAAGTAAATAAATAAAAAGGGGTAGTTTTATCACAGACTACCCCTTACTTTCAGTGGCCTAATTCTCATACAGACATTAGCTAAATGCCCAAGGTTTCGTGCTATTTTCACTGACTGGGTTCCACCAGCTTAGAGTCCCATGCGATTTTAAAGAGTAAATTTGGACTGTACAACCTCTATTACCTGCTGTGTCAGGCAATTTCTTAATGTGTGCAGTTTTGTTACGCTGAGATAACTGCAAACTCCTATTACCTTCTAGTAAAACCATTACGCATATAAAATAGATCATCTTCAATTTCTTCTTCACGGAAATTACGCTCTATACCTCCTATAGGCATACTACGATCAGGCTCCTCATTCTTAATAAGACTTTCATAATACGATATAATCTTACCGACACTAACTCCTGGAAGGATATCTCCATCCAAGAGATTAGTGAATTTCTTTCTTGTATTAGTTAATGCTTCTTCTTTAGTCATAATAACTGCTTTACAAAATTAATAATTTTACAAGGTAAATAAAAATCATTAGCGATAATCATGCTAACGAACAATAAGCTACCCCATACGATCAAACTAATTTTAAGTTCTTTGTTCATAATAGTGGTTTAAGTGAATAAATAAAATATCAGGTCTGATTACTAAGTGTAATCTATTTATAAGATTGATGGACAAACAGTCTCACTAACCTGATTAAGAAAGTCAAAGTCAACAGAATCGTATTCGGGTAACTTGAGTCAAACATAACATACTGCAGATACATTATGCTATTCATCAAGGAATGGATTATCATTCATCTCTCTCAACCCATCAACTCTTTATTGCTTAAAGCGAATTGCGCTAATATAAAACAATAAAGAGGCTAGACTGCCTCTTGCCCTCTGACTTAATTTTCTAAATGCGGGAAACTATGATGCTCTTCTTCTATATAGAGAGAGTACTAATATACTATAAGGTAAACATCACTCTGTTTTACAACAAAGTTAGCTATATAAAATATTATATATACTATATACTATTAATAAATAATAATATACACTTACTACCAATGATATACATAGATGTTGTACTATCTTATAAAGATTAAAACACACAAGTATTTCCGCAAAAACAAAAACAAAATTCAATTTCTGCTTACTAATTCCAAATATGCGTACTATTTTGATCCTTGTGTCTTTGTTTTCTTTTAAAAGCTTGACATTATTCATGCAAAGCAAGTATTGCTTTTGCATTTGGCTTGCCAATGACATCAACGTAAGTTGATGGTTAGCAAAAAAAGGGAAAAAGAAAAAGAAAAGCCAAGAGCCCCAAAGGGATCTCTTGGTTCTTTTCTCAAAGATTAAGACTTTGTCTTCTTCTTTGCAGCTGATGCAATCTTCTGTGCAATGCTTGCAGCATCAACGGAAGGTTCTTCAGCTACAGATGATGTTGCTTCAGCTACTTCATCTGAATCCTGATAGTCTTGTGCAATAGCATGAGCAAGGCTTGTCCTTGCCTCTGATATGCAGAAGTCTAGATTAGATGGTCCATATTCTTTAATGGCATCATTAACGAATTTGACCAATCTAAGGTCAGGATTGATGGACCCTTTGTTGATACCCACTTGGGTTTCCAACATAGGGAAACGTTCATTTAGCAATCTGCTTATTGGTTTATCCAATGAGAAGTGCAAAGGAACTTTCTGTCCATCACTGTTTAACACAGGAGTGACTTGGTCATTCTGGGTTAAATAGGATACAGTTCTGCCTTTCTTTAGAATGGAAGAAGTGTATTGATCAAGTTCATCATCAGTCCCGTGGACTTTGAAGATGTGCTTGCCACTTACGGTAGTTTTGTAAAAAGTGGCGTAAAAGGTTGAATTTTGATTATCCATGATAATTGAAATTTAAGTGAATATTGATTTATCAATTGAATATTAAGGCTAGTAGAAGAAGGGAAAGAAAAAAAAGGCTTATTCAGCCTTTGTTAATACATCACCTGTGTATGTATCAGGGAAATCTTCATTGTATTTCCACTCGCTAAAGCCTGTGGAAATCCATTGGAGTATTTCTCCTTTGTAGGCATATTCTATTGCTATACCTGGTTCAGGGTATAAGCAATAAAGAGGCCTACCTTCGTTGTCACCTTGTGGGGCAACCATGCCTGCATCAAGCAGGGCTTTGAATACAATTAAAACTATAGTTTTCATTTTATTTTTGTTTAAAGTTCTCTTTAAACATTCGGGCTAGGGAGAAGTAGTAGTAGTAGTAATGGGTATATAGAATAATAATTTATATAATAGATACCAAGTTATAATAGATACTCAGTATGATTAGTATATACAATACATATAAATAATATATATAATACATACCACATCTTAGTAGCAACCTATCCATAGAGGTATCACATTATCCCACTGTCAAAAAAAATAGGAATTACTTTTGCAAAAAAAGTTTTTTGTTTTAAAAATGATAGGGGGTGTGCACCAACTCAGTACAGTGGTGGGGTCAGCCAGCATAGGATCCACTACTACCTCTTACATGGAGTATTTCTACTACCGTTAAATAAATTTTATTATATTTGTCTAAAACCAACACAATCATGAGTAAATTTATTTTAAGAGGAAATAAGGTCTTGATAGACAAGCCTGAGAAAAAAAAAGAAGAGAACAAACTTGATCTTATCCTGTCTGAGGATGATGAGAAGGCTATAGAGAAGGATATGATGAAGGAGTGGACTCATCTTAATGTCTTTGCAGTGGGGGAAGAAGTTAATGATGTAAAGGTGGGGGATAAAGTATATGTCCGTACTGGCGCCCTTCATAGTGCTGAGATTATAGATATGGACGGAAGTATCAAGATGATGGTATTGGTACATGATATTGTAATGATATGGCAATAAAAGAATCAGCTAAAGATTGGTATAAGGAGATGCATGGTAACTCTGTATATGGTAATATGAGTGATGGTGTTGTCCCACTTCCGCCAGTTGAAGAAGATAGTATAGTAGAATCTGTACTTGAGAAGTATCAGGAAAGATCTGAAACAGGTAAACTAAAGTATGGAAAGACTTTAGATAGAAAAGACCTTACTATGAAGCAATGGTTAACTCATTTACAAGAGGAGTTAATGGATGCTACGTTATATGTCGAGAAATTATTAAAAGAAATAAAGTCGTTATGATTATAAAAATATTAATTACCTTATTTGGATTATCGTGTGCTATACTATTAGCAATATTATCTCATGCTCTTATGCAAGATATAGTAGATCCAGTAACAAAAAGAAGAGTTCGAGATAACCAGGCAAGAACGTATGGGTTTATTGGATATCTTGTAAGTAGTAGTATTATATTCGGATTATATCACTATTTATTTTAAATGATTACGAAAACAATACTTTAATCCATTTTTCGCCAAGGTATTGTTTTATAGCCCTTAGTTTTCTACTAGGGGCTTTTTTATATCAATAATTTTTATTATATTATAACTGTATATTTATTTAAAAAAGGAAAACAAATGGCAACAGGATTAAAAAGATCTAGTATCTTAACAGAATTTGCGTCTAAGAGAACGCAGCTTTGGCAATATTTAAATACAAGCATTGATGCTTTTCTTAAAGATGCAGGTTTAAGAACAACAGCTACTTTAGTAGAAGGTGCAACAAATGACTGGCCTTGTTCAGCTACAAAGTGTGCAAATGAAACTTATGTTAGAGATGGTGTCACTTATGATGTTTGGAGATATCAAGCTCAAGGACCTCTTCAAGCAAGTGATACAGCATCACCAGGAGTTCAGTGGGTATCTACTAATGAATTTGGAACTGTAAACGTTTCAAAAGGTGGAGCAATTGAAATTATTAGTGATAGCAGTTTAGTATCTGCAAGAGATGGTGCAAACACTATTGACAGAACACCATTAGCTAATGATGCTTCATTAGTAGGAGATGGCGCAGGTGGAGCATCTCAGTTTATACAAATACTTTACTTAACAGTTTATAATGACTCAGCTCCACTTACAGAGAATTGGGTGAGAGTGCAGGGTGTAAATAATGCTGATTATGACGGTAATTTAAATATAGACTTTAAATTTATTGTAGAACAAGGAGCAACTGTTGAAGTAACAGTATCATAAATATTAAAATATTAAAATATTAAATAAGAAATAATGGCAATAGTAAGATTACTTAATACCGCAGGAACACCTTTACCAAGAATGGTTGCTGCATTAAAAGGAAACTGGATTGGAGTTGATTCTAAAGGATCAGAAGTAAGAACAGAAGCTGTATCAAAAGCAGAATTTTCAAAAGGAGTGTGGCAAGGTGACTTTTCACAACCAGAACCAAAAGAAGGAGTAACAATTAGTTACTTAGAATTAGAAGCAGATTTTTCTGATAATACTTTTTATCAAGATACTAGACTTAAAGTTAAAGTAAAGAAAGAGTGTGAAAAAGTTAAAGGTAAAGATGGTAAAGTTACAGAAATATGTAGATACATTACTCCTTCTGATATATCAATATTTGCTACAAACATTACACGCGATGCAGCTCAAATGAATGTTAGAAGAGAACAAATAAACAGTGATATTGTAGCTGCTGCAATTAAAAAAGTTAAAGAAAGCAAGTAAAAGATGAAAAAGTTTATACCACAATCACCTGATCCATTTTTAAATTCAGGAGAAGATATGTCTCCTGCTAAATTTGGGCATCTTAATGAAATAGTAAAAGAAATAAATGCTGGTGTCGGTGGTGGAGTTACGTCTGTAACAGCAATTGCACCATGTGTATCTTCAGGAGGAACAACTCCTGCTATTGGCATACCTGCAGCAGATGGTTTAACGGATGGTTATTGTAAAGCAACAGACTTTGCAACTTTTAGTGGTAAACAAGATGCTTTAACTTTAACTACAACAGGAAGTGGTGCAGCTACTCTAGTAGGTAGTACTTTAAATGTACCTACACCTGCAGCGTCTCCATTATTAACTGCTACAGCAACCTTAACAGCTGCTAATATTATAGCAGGTGCTGGTGTAACTATACTTCCAGCTCCACTTGCTACAAAGTATTATGTAATACATAGCCTTGTTATGAAATTTAAAGGTGGAAGTGTAGCTTTTGATCAGGGTGTAAATTATAGACTTTTTCTAGAAAAAGGTGTGACTGATCTTAGCGGAACCCCTTCAGGTCCTAACCAGGCAATAGCAATACCTACAAATACATCAGATGCTTTTTTATATTGGAGTACTGCAATTAAAGGTGTAGGCCAAGCTGTTTCAGCAAATTGGGATAATATAGGAAGCTTACCTACAGTAGGAGATAGCGATGTGGTATTTGATATTACATATGAGTTAAAAGACTTTTAAAAAATAAATTATGTCATTAAGAAATATTAGTAACTTCTTTAACATTATTAAAAAAGGTAGACTTAAGAGTCAACTTGCTGATACTGATATGATACCTGTTGGTACAAGAGATGTTACTAACAGATCTGTATATCAAGATACAGCAATTAGTTTTAAAGATCTTGAAATACAGTTAGGTGGCGCAGGTGGTGTTGGCCCTCAAGGACCTCCAGGACCTCCAGGAGCAAATGGTTTGCCAGGTGCTACAGGGGCAACAGGACCTATAGGCCCTCCAGGACCAGTAGGTGCAGCAGGATTAAACTTTACAGGTACATGGAGTGCAGCATCTACATATGCAGTAGATGATGTAGCATTCTTTGACGGATCTAGTTATGTATGTACTAATCCAGTAGGACCAAGTGCTACAGACCCTTCGGCAGATACAGCTAATTGGGCTTTTTTAGCATTACAAGGTTTGCAAGGACCTCAAGGACCAATAGGTCTTACAGGACCTGCAGGAGCTAGTTTATGGTCTCCAGCAGTTTCTTTGACATTTAATACGGCATCAAGCACAATTGACTTATCTACAGGCAATACATTTTTAATAACCATTTCTACAGATACTACTATAGAAATGACATTACCAGGATCTCCAATAGGAGATTATATCTTTATCATTGATAACAGTGGTGGCCATGTTGCTACACTTCAAACTGGTACAAACATGTACACTAATAATGGTTTACAACCTGTTATTTCAGGAACTACACTAATGAAAGGAACTTCAGATGGTACTAAAGTTTACATAACTTCATTAGAAAATATGCAAATAACATAATATGATTCCAGTTAGAAGAAATATAGACACAGATGAATTAATCATGTGGCTAGATCCTTCTAGTCCTTTATCTTATGTTGGAAATGAATGTGCAGTAGGTGTAGGAGCTAAAGGTAAAAATCAATTTCCTGGAACTGTTAACTTCACAAATACAAGTACTGCAGTTCAATCAAGAAGTTGGGCTGGTACATCAGACGGTATAGAAAAAGCCACCGTAGCTAATGAACCATTAGTAGCTGATCCAGATGGTAATACTCGTACTACAGCTTTTATTGAAACAGCTGAAACTGGTAACCATTATTTACAATGTAGAATTGAAACAGTACCACCTGCCCCTCAAGATTCTTCAATTAAAGATACAATTACATATTCTCTTTATGTTAAACAAGGCCCAGGAAGTGATAGAAATATTAGAATATCGCATACAAGTGCATCTCCTAGTGTTACTGTAATTTTTGATTTTGCTACAAATACTATTATATCTGCTACAGGAACAACTGAGTATGGTAGTATAGATGCAGGAGGGGGATGGTATAGAATATGGTATACTTTTCAAGTAAATGTAACTACAGTTCTTAATAATATTCAGGCTTCTACATTTATTTATCTGCTAACATCTGCTAATGCAGCTGTATATGCGGGTAATGGAACATCAGGTGTTTACATTTGGGGTCCACAGTGGGAACAAGGAGCACTTTCTAATTATACAGAAAGAGATCCTGCATCTGAATTTAATTATTTTCGGAATAATAAATTTGTAAGACTTGCTAGTGATGGAACACCAGCAAACCCTATAATAGATACTACAACATTTGGTGGCACTAACTTTAGATTTAATGGTACGACTAGAGGATTATACGGAGGTGCTGATCTTAGAAGAGCATTTAGACCTGATCCAAGTAATACAGCTTTACTAGATCATTCAGCATTTGCATGGGTAAAGTTAGATAAATCAGGCACTCCTGATGCAGGTAGCTCGTGGAGTCCTAATGTTAAAGTATTTGCTGTTTTAGGTAGTATAGGTGGTAGAAGTAATAATGGTGTATTTGGTATTGATGAGGCGGGTACTTCATTAGTTTATAAACAAAGATTAATAAAAAGTGCGGGAGGAACTATACAACCTGTATTACAATCATCTACTTTTTCTGATATAGATAATGAGTGGCATTTAGTTGGTTTTAGTTTTGATCTTTCAGCAGGACAGGTAGATTTTTATCTTGATGGAGCTTTAGTAAACTCTGTTACAACACCTGCTCCAGTTTCGGATGTAGTTGGAGGAACAGGATCTGTTACTTTAGGGTATTTTAGTGTATCTGGGCAACCAACACCATCTGGACAATTTAAAGGTTTGATGAATACTGTAGGATTCTACAATAAGACTTTAAATGCAACAGAACATAAAGCACTGTATGATGCAACTAAATATAGATTTATAAATTAATAAAATAAAATAAAATGTCAATAGGAAATTTAAAAACAGATGGTGGCAAAGGTACTAATTGGCCTTGGCAATATAGAATGCTACTTGGTTTGGATAAAATTGCAGCAGCAATTGTAACAGGTGGTAAAGATTATGAATCAGATTTAGTATCTATTACTTGCGCAGGACCCCTTCCTCCCGCAGGTACGGTACTAAGATTAGAAGTAAGAGTATTTGATACTACTACTGGAGCATTTACTAGTGTATCTTATTATGAACCAGGAAACATTACTCCTGATCCAGCAGATTATTCTGGATGTACTATTACATATTTAGAAGCAGGTGATGCTACAGAAGCTACATTACAAGCTATTCTTACTAAGAATACAGAAATAGAAGTAACGGCTGATGCTATATTGGCTAAGAATACTGAGATTGAGACAACAGCTAATGCTATTGAAACCATAAATACAAATATTTTAGCTGATACTGCCGCTATTGAAACTAATACTGCTGATATTGAATCTAACACTTCTGATACTAAAGATGCTCTATCTGAAGAAGGTAATACACCTGTAATGGTTAGAGCTACAGCAGCTGGACAAGTGACAATTGGAAGTGCTGTAAAATCAATTTCTTTTTATAATGCATCTGCTGCAGATACAGCACATGTACTTACAGTTGACCTTAAGCCAGGAGAAACAGTAAACTTTGATGCAGGTGGTAACGGTAATAAGTTTACAGCTTCTACATTTACCTATGATCCTGACACAACAGGTGGTGGTGCAGGAGATCTTCTGATAATTTATGTAGAATAAATCATGGGTGTTTCTATAAACACACATAAAACCCTTGGGGTAAATACTCATACACGTATTGTTCCTCCTTTAGCTTCAGGATTTGAAAATAAATATGCTATTGAGGTTGATGGTATAGATGATCATCTTCAAATACCTTCATTTACAAGTATTGATGGATTAGATAAATTTACAATATCTGCTTGGGTTAAAATGCCTTCAGGTGGAGGAGGTGGTCTTATGGGTAAAAATCATTCAAGTAGTTTTAATGCTCAAAGAGTTAAATGGATTCTAAGTTTAACAGCAGTTCAAATATATGTTAATAATATTACTTTTGCAGCATCTCTTTCTCTTTCGGCAGACACTTGGTATCATGTTGTGTGGAGATATGATAAAACATTATCTGGGAATTTTAGTAAGTCAAGAATTTCAATAAATAATGTTAATGTTACTAATACTAATGGAAGTAATACACAAACAGTAGTTGCTGATACAGACCCATTTACAATAGGTGCTATATTTAGAGGTACATCAAGTCCGATTGTTGTATCTGCTTTTGAAGGAAATATTGATGAAGTATCTATATGGAATACAGCATTAAGTGATGCTGAAATGCTAAATATTTATAACGGTGGTACTCCTAATGATGTTAGTGCTCTTGGCATTAGCGGATTATTAAATTGGTGGAGAATGGGAGACAATGATGAGATAACAGGAACAACAGTAACAGATGAATCTGGAAGCAATACTGGTACATTAATAAATGGAGCAAGCTTTATTGCAGATACACCAACTTAATTATGGGAGTAAATATAAATACAAATAAGACCCTTGGGGTAGCTGCAGGAACTGGTATTATAGCTCCTGGAGTAAATTTATTATTATTAGACACATACACAAATTCGGCTGTGGCTTATTCATTAAGAAAACTATCATCCACATATAGTGGTTCGGCTATTAGAGTAAGACGGTCAAATGATAATGCAGAACAAGACATAGGTTTTGTAAACAACGAACTTGATATAACAAGTTTAACGTCTTTTATAGGTTCTAATGATGGGCTTGTTACTACTATATATGACCAAAGTGGTAACGGCAATAACTTAACACAGTCTACAGCAGCCAATCAAGGTCAAATTGCAAGTAGTGGCTCTGTAAATACAGTAAATAGCAAACCTTGTATTAACTTAAGCGCATCACCAGTATTTTATCAATCATTATCAAGTTTAAGTGGCAACTCAAAAAGCTTTTTTATGACTACTAAAAACAATGGTGCCGATAGTGGTTTTTATCATAATTTATTTATAATATCAACAAGCGTCACGGTCACAGGAAACTTTGCACAGTTGTATAGTACAAACGCAACTAATACATTAATTTTTAATTTTTCGACTAATAGTTTAGATATTACTACTTCACAAGCTTGGACTTCACAAACCTTAATAAGTGGAATAAAAAGTGCAACTAGCAGTAGTTCCGAGTTATTTAAGAATGGTGCAAGTATTGGCACAGGTTCAGGAACACAAAATTTACAAACTAATTTATTTGTAAATAGATATAGTAATAACTATGCCAACCAACAGTTGCAAGAATTAATAATGTTTGATACCGATGAAAGCAGTAATAGGTCAGGCATAGAAACTAATATAAACGACTTTTACACAATATTCTAATGGAAGTATCAGGCTACAAATACACGGATGAAGCAGAAGCTATTGAAGCACGAAAAGAATGTGCTGATTTTTATGGATTACCTAAAACACCAAGCGATGAAACAATCTATTGGGTAGACTACAATGAAGCAACCGAAGATAGTCCTATATTTTGGTATATTGTTTTTGATGAATCAATACAAGAAATATTAGGAAATCCAACAAGCTTTATAGTAATAGACCAGCCAATACCAAAAAAATGAAAAAAATAGCAGAAACATACGCAATAATTAATATAGCAGATTTAGAAAATATTGACTTTTCACAAGTAGGCGAAACATCTGAAAATACAATAAGAAAATCAATAGACGAATCACAGTTTGTTTTAAAGTGGAATAGCACACCAAGTTTTATAACAGATGGTACTATTACACCAGTAGAAACTTTAACACATTCAGAAGCACTTGCTTTGATGAGCACAAATACATGGTCTTTACCTGATTCTGATCTTGATTAGACAAATAAGTTTGGTTTTTGTTAAGAATTTACTAAATTAGTGGACATTGTAAAAAATGGGTCTCTCCAAAGAACCATAAAAATAAAAATATGAAATTAATTAAACATGCTAATAACATCCATGAGCTTAAGCTTGAGGGTAGTAAAGCACGTATTGCAATGTTTTCAGATTTACATTGGGATAATCCTAAATGTGATTGGAAACTATTAAAAAAAGATTTAGATTACTGTTTAAAAGAATCCATTCCAATTCATATAAATGGCGATATGTTTTGCTTGATGCAAGGAAGAGGTGACAATAGACGAAATAAATCAGATATTAGACCAGAACATAATAATGCTCAGTATTTAGATAGTATTGTAGAAACAGCGGTAGATTGGTGGTCACCATATGCTCATTTAATAACAGTTATTGGGTATGGTAATCATGAAACAGCTATTATTAAATTTCAAGAAACCGATATACTAGCTAGATTTGTAAAACTTCTTAATCTTAAAAATGACTCTAATGTAATGGCAGGAGGTTATGGTGGTTGGTTTATAGTAAATCAGATAGTAAGAAAGAAGCCTAATACAAAAGATTCTACAAGGTCTATTAAAATAAAATACTTCCACGGTTCTGGGGGTGGTGGTGTAGTAACTAAAGGAGCACTTAATCTTACTAGAGCATTGGAAATGTACGAAGACTTTGATGTATTTACTATGGGTCATATACATGAAAACGCTGCTAGAAATGATGTTAGAGATGTTTGTGTACAAGGAGGAGCTTCTTATAGGCATGTGCAAAAACAACTTCACATGATGATCACAGGAACCTATAAAGAGGAATATGGATCAGGTAGTAAAGGGTGGCATGTTGAAAGAGGTGCACCAATAAAGCCTACAGGAGGTCGCATTTTAAATATAGAATATAGACGCATTAATAGTAAAGAAAAAGGAGATGTCCATTTGTGTCAAGTAGACTCCCATAAATTTCCTATTTAAACCTACGTATTTACTGGTATATTTAAATATTTTTTGTATATTATAGTTATATGTTTATTATTTATACAAGAGAGAATGGATGTTTCAGGTTTACAAATAGGTTTTGATGCTTTTATAGCATTATTAGTATCATTAACTGGTGCTTTAGGTGTATGGCACACTTTAAAAGGAAAAGTAACTATACAACAATTAACACTAGACAATCTTACTAAAGATTTAGAGGAAATGAAAACTACTAAAAAGGAGGCCTCTGAAAGAGTGCATAAAAGAATTGATGATTTAAAGACTAAGGTTGATGTAAATAGAGAAAAGAATGAACAATCTATTTCTCAACTTAGAGAAGATATGGCTAAAATGAAAATAGAAATTATTGAGGCTATACACGCAATAAAATTAAAATAGGTATTAGTAAGCTTATTACACACTATTGTCCAAACTGTATAGGATATACCAAACAAAAAGGTAAAACTTGCACGGTTTGTGGATACAAAAGAAAAAGAGATTACTCATTTATCCCAAAGGATATGAAAATAATATTTTATTTACTGCTAACTAGTTTAGTTTTAGCATGCACTCCGCAAAGAAGATTTACTAGACTTATTGATAAATTTCCACATTTACTTACTACAGATACTTTAACTATACACGATACGGTTAGAGTAGAAGTTCCTAAAGTAGTACATGATACAGTTATTAGTCAACACTTCTTTACACAGATAACAAGAGACACTTTAGTTCTTCAAAAAGAAAGACTTACTGTAAAAATATTCCACGACACAATAAAAAAGAATGTGTATATTAAAGGGGAATGTGATACTATTACAGTAGAAAAGATAGTAGAAAGAAAAATTCCAATTAAATATTATGAAAGAACTCCAACTTGGAAAAAAATAATAAATTGGATTTTATTAGTTGCTATCATTCTTGTTATATTATACGGTCTATACAGATTATTTAACTTTATAAAAAAAAAGAGATGAAAACATTTTTTAAAGAATTATTAAGTGATGAAACAGGAGTTTACTCTTCTAAAAGATTAGGTGGTTTACTTTGCGTATTAGCATTAGTTGTTTCATTAATAGCAAATACATTTACTCACGGTGATATTAAACCAGCTGAGTATTTAGTAGATGCTGTAGCATTATTTGCATTTGGATCACTAGGATTAACTTCTATTGATAAATTAACACGGATTAGAAACAAAAAATAAAATGGGGTAACTCCGCTATTCTTATTCTTATACTTTGCAGCTTTCTTTGTATTGCCTGCTATAATTAGATCTATATGGAAAAAATAATAACATGTCCACACTGTAATACAAAATTTGATTTATCAATTACAGAAGTGGATCCAAATGAATCAAAATATTTATGGATATTTGACAATGGTCATGGTGGCATAATAGATGGTGTATATCAAACAGCTGGTAAAAGATCTCCTGTTTGGGATGATGGTTCTATTCTTTATGAAGGAGAATTTAATAGAGCTATAGTAGATAGATTAGTTAGGATGTGTCAAGCGAATAACATTTTGCATGTTAACTTAGTAGATACCCAAGAAGACGTAAGTCTCTCAGATCGCGTTAATTCAGCTAATAAGATAGCCAAGTCATCAGATAAACCTTGCATATATGTAAGTATACATGCAGATGCTTTTTCTGATGAGTCTGCTAATGGCTGGAGTGTATACACTTCACCAGGACAAACTAAATCAGATGACATAGCTACAGTACTCTTTGAAAAAGCTGCACGAGAGTTCAAAGGAGAGTATATGAGATCAGATAAATGGTCTGATGGTGATAATGATAAGGAAGCTAGTTTTACTGTACTTACAGGAACATCTATGCCTGCAATACTAAGTGAAAACTTTTTTATGACAAACTATAATAACTGTCATAAATATTTACTTTCAGAAGAAGGTAGAGATAGAATAGCAAGAGTTCATTTTCAGATGATACAACAAGTAGAGGCTGAAGGTAAAGTATAATTTTTTCATAGGTGAGTTATAAAACCTGGGTTTAAAAGCTCAGGTTTTTTTATTTAAACCATAGAAGTTTAAACTTTATTTGTATATTTGATTAAATAAAAATTTAAACCAATGGAAAATCCAGAAAATTTATCACCAGAAGAACTTGCACAAAGAAAAGAGGAAATGTTAAAGTTTTACACGGAATCTATGCCTTATCTTGAAGCACAGTTAAATTATGAAACAAAGCTATCTGAAATTGATGAAATGAGACTTAAAAGAACTCAAATTCAAATGGCATATGCGCAAATGATGAATCCTCAAGAGGAAGAACCAATGCCTGAAGCACCTGATGCAAAACCTAAGGCTAAAAAGAGAACCTTGAAAAAACAAGATGCATAATGGCTATTGTTAAACAGGTTCAAAAAAAAGTAATAATGTCTAAAAGAGACATTATTAAATTTCAACTAATTACTCACTGTTATTTGAATAAAATAACGGTGAGTGATTCAGATCTTGAATGTTTAACATTACTTAGTATTTTAGGACCTATAGAATTAACTCACTTTTGTTATGATGCTGCTGAAGAACATAAGATATTTAAATCGCAGCAAACTGTAAGAAATTGTATTAATAAGTGTATTAAGTCTAAACTTATTATCAAAGATTCTAAAAATAAAAAAGTAATTGAGATTAATAAAAATCTTAATGTAGAAACTTTGGGAACTGTAATGTTAGATTATAAATTTCTAGCTAAATGAAACCTAAAAAAGCTAATGTTTTATATCAAGAAATAGCTGATAGGAATGATGTATCAAAACTTTTAGTAGAGAGTGTAATAGAATTTTATTATAAAAATGTAAGAACATTATTAAGTGAGCTTCATCATCCAAGAATAAATATAACAGGTCTGGGTGTTTTTGCAGCTAAAAAAAGATCTATAGATAAAGGTATACCAAGATTTGAAAAATATTTAGAAAATCATGATACATCTACATATTCAGCATATTATAATAAAAAACTTTTAGAAGATAAGTTAGAAGGTTTATATTCAATAAAAGACCAAATAGAAGCTGAACAAAAAAGAAAAGAAGAATTTTTAAAAAATAAACGTGGACTTAAAAAAAATTTGGAAGAATAGAAAGCAAATTTATGAGGGTATTAAAAACTCTGTAATGCGAGATGATTTTGTAGAGGATGTATCTGCAAAAAGAATGGCAATATGTAAAGAATGTTTAGAAATAAACTTAGATGGTTCAAAGTGTGAAGTACCTGGTACACAACCATGTTGTGGTAATTGTGGATGCTCTCTTGGATTTAAAACAAGAGCTTTATCTGCAGAATGTCCAATAGGAGAATGGACGGCTTTGATGACAGAATCTGAAGAAGATAAATTAGGAGAATTATGAGTATAGTATTTACAGAAAAAGATCATAGCTATAAATCGTTAAATCAAGATGATTATATAGACTGGGTAAGTGTAACAACACTTACTTCATTTTTTAAAGAACCTTTTGATGCTAAAAAAGTAGCACAAAAAGTGTCTAAAAGAAAAAAGTCTAAGTGGTATGGAATGAAACCAAAAGATATAGAAGCTGTGTGGAAAAAAGAATCTGAAAGAGCTATGTCATTGGGAACATTTTATCATAATCAAAGAGAATCTGATTTATGTTCTTTGGCTTCAATAGAAAGAGAAGGAACTACAGTTCCTATATTTACACCAATATTAAAAGAAAATGGTGTAAAGCATGCACCAAAACAAAAATTAGATCCAGGTGTATATCCAGAGCATATGGTATATTTAAAATCTGCAGGAATCTGTGGACAATCTGATCTAGTTGAAGTTGTTAATGGTAAAGTAAGTATTATAGATTATAAAACTAATAAAGAAATTAAAATGCAATCTTATGTAGATTGGGAAGGTGTTTCTCAAAAAATGCAGTTTCCGCTTAATCACTTAGATGATTGCAACTTTAGTCATTATGCTTTACAACTCAGTATTTATATGTATATTATAATAAAGCATAATCCAAAGTTAAGGGCTGGGTCTATGTTTATTCATCACGTTCAGTTTGAAGAAGAAGGTAAAGATGAACATGGTTATCCTATTACTAAATACACAAAAGAAGGAGATCCCGTGTTAAAAGATTTAGTTCAAATACCAGTTCCTTATTTAAAGGATGAAGTAATATCATTAATACATTATTTACATGATAATAGAAAAAAATTAAAAAAGAAATGATTGCAAAACTATTTGATATACAAAACGGTAAAGTAGTTCCTACGGAACATTGTTATACATTAAAATCTCTTAAAGATGTAATGGATAATTATCCAGAAGACTATTTAAAGATTTACCAGTATTTATTTTATATGACCTGTCCTAATCCTGATATGAATCCTTTCTTTCATACTCCTGAACATGAAAAAGAAGAAGTTATAATGAAAGAAGTAGAAGGTGAGTTTTCTACAGAAGATGATGATGTATGGGCAGCACTTAAGTTTTGTGAAAAGATGTATCAGACACCAACATCCAGAGCATATAAAGGTATTGCAGCTATGTTAGATAGATTGGGTAGATATATGCAAACTACACCCATTGAACATGGTAGAGATGGTAACATCAACTCTTTGGTAAATGCAGCTGCTAAATATCAACAAATTAGAGAATCATTTAAAGGAGCTTATAAAGACCTTCAGGAAGAACAACAAAGTAATGTAAGGGGTGGGATAGGATTAGGATATGACCAATGATACGGAAATATATCAGGATATTCCTACTTGGAATAATGGTACATGGACTAGTACAGACTTTAATACTAGGGAAGAGTTTGCAGCTTACGTAAGAGGTTTGTTTAAAGAACCTGGTCAGTATGACTTTGATGAAACTTCTGAAGAATTTAATGGAGAAGCTACTAAGTTTAATAAACAAGGATTTTATTGTGCAGCTCCGTTTAAATCTAGGGATTTTATTAATTACTGGGAAGGTGAAAAGAAGAAATGCAGAAAAGGAGTAATATTTAAATCAAAAGATAAGGTTTGGTATATAGCAAGAGACTACTATATGTGGTTAAACTTCTTACCAATATTTAATAAAGAAATACAAAAGTTTGGATTTGCTGATATTAGAGATGCTCAATATCATATGGCATTATATGAGATACTAGCAGAGTTAAACTACAAACATGTTGCTATATTAAAGAAACGTCAGATAGCATCTTCTTATTATCACATGGCAAAGCTTATTAATCAACAATGGTTTGAGCCAGGGGTAACGCTAAAGATAGGGGCTAGTCTTAAAGATTACATTAATGAAAAAGGATCTTGGAAGTTTTTAGATGAATATGCTGCATTCTTAAATGAACATACTGCATGGTATAGACCAATGAACCCAAGCAAGGTAATGATGTGGCAGCAAAAGATTGAGGTTAGAAAAGGTAACAGAAAAACTGAAGTAGGTCTTAAAGGAACTATACAAGGTATGTCATTTGAGAAAGATCCAACAAATGGTGTAGGGGGTCCTGTTAAATACTTCTTTCATGAGGAGGCTGGAATTGCACCTAAGATGGATAAGACATATGAGTATATGAGACCCGCAATGAGATCAGGACTTACTACTACAGGATTATTTATAGCAGCGGGATCCGTAGGTGACTTGTCACAATGTAACCCGCTCAAAGATATGATCCTCAATCCTACTTCTAAAGATGTTTATGCTGTAGAAACTAATTTAATAGATCATAAAGGTACTGAAGGTATGTCAGGTTTATTTATTCCTGAACAATGGTCAATGCCCCCGCACATAGATCAATATGGCAACTCCAAAGTAGAAGAAGCTACTGTAGCTTTACAAGAACAGTTTGATAATTGGAAAAGAGAGCTAGCTCCAGAAGATTATCAACTTAGAATATCCCAGCACCCAAGAAATATAAAAGAAGCATTTGATAATAGATCTGTTTCTGTGTTTCCTACTCATCTTCTTTCTGCGCAAGCTAGAAGAATAGAGGAAAAAGAATATGGGTATGAATTTTTAGATATAACAACAGATGCTAATGGTAAACCAACTGTTACAAAAAGTAATAAGCAACCTATACGTGAGTTCCCAGTAAATAAAAAAACTGAAGATAAAACAGGTTGTCTTGTAGTATGGGAAAGACCTAATAAAGAAAAACCAGACTTTGGAAGTTATTATGCTTCTATTGACCCTGTAGCAGAAGGTAAAACTACAACATCAGATTCTTTGTGTTCTATTTATGTAATGAAAAATTCTGTAGAAGTCACAAAAGTAACGGGAACAGAAACTGAAACATATATTGAGCAAAGTAAAATTGTAGCAGCATGGTGCGGAAGATTTGATGATATAAAACAAACACACCAAAGATTAGAACTTATTATAGAATGGTATAATGCATGGACTGTAATAGAGAATAACATCTCTTTATTTATTAACTATATGATAAGTAGAAAGAAACAAAAGTATTTAGTTCCTAAAAGTCAAATAATGTTTTTAAAAGATTTAGGCGCTAATAAGAATGTATTCCAAGAATATGGTTGGAAAAATACGGGTACTTTATTTAAGTCACATCTTCTTAGTTATGGGATAGAATTTGTAAGAGAAGAACTTGATCAAGAAACAAAAGAGGATGGAACTGTTGTTAGAACAACTTATGGAATAGAAAGAATTCCTGATCCTATGTTAATAAAAGAAATGCAAGAATATGCAGATGGAGTTAACGTGGATAGATTAGTATCATTTGTGGCACTTGTATCTTTTATGAGAATACAAGAATCTAATAGGGGATATACTAAGCAAATCATAAGAGATGATGCGGCTAAAAAGTTGCAAAAGTCAGAAAATTTGTTTAAATTAAATAGTAGTCCGTTTAGACATATGGGGAGAAAAAGAAAGAAAATAAATGGTAAATCTATAAAACGATCTGCCTTTAAAAATATTAAATAAAAACTATGCAGGTATATAATGCACTTCAGTTAAAAAAAGGAGCTAAGGTTGAAAGAAATAGAATGGGTGCTATTACTCAACCACTTCAGTTCTTATCTAGTAAGAAAAAAAATGAAGAATGGGCTGCTTGGAATCTAGATTGGTTAGAGTGGGAAGGTCTTAAACAAATCCGAAGAAACTCGAGAAGACTAATGAAAAATTATAAACTTGCAAAAGGTATAATTGATAAATCAGATTACATTATAGAAGAAAATAATGAGTATGCTGACATAGTAGATATGTTAGCAAATCGAGATGAAGATGCCGCATTAGAGCTTAAATTTTACCCAATTATACCTAATGTAATAAATGTATTAACTGCAGAGTTTGCAAAAAGATCTACTAAACTTACTTATAGAGCTGTTGATGAGCATTCATATAATGAGCTTATGGAACAGAAAAGACAAATGGTAGAAGAGACTCTAATGTCTGATGCAGAAGAAAAAATTATTGCTGCATTAATTTCGCAAGGAATGGACCCAAAATCAGAAGAAGCTCAAAAGCAACTTAATCCTGATAATATTAAATCTTTGCCAGAAATAGAATCTTTCTTTAAAAAAGATTATAGATCTATGTTAGAGCAGTGGGCAACACATCAACATAGTGTAGATACAGAAAGATATAGAATGGATGAGCTTGAAGAAAGGGCATTTAGAGATATGCTTATTACAGATAGAGAATTCTGGCATATGCGAATGATGGAAGATGACTATGATATTGAACTTTGGAATCCTGTATTAACATTTTATCATAAATCACCTCAAGCAAGATATATTTCTCAATCTAATTGGGTTGGTAAAACTGATATGTTAACCCCATCAGATGTAATAGATCAATATGGATACTTGATGTCAGAAAAACAATTGGCATCTTTAGAAGCTGCATATCCTATTCAATCTGCAACTTATGCAATGGGTGGGTATCAAAATGATGGAACTTTCTATGATGCAAGTAGATCTCATGCTTGGAATACAGAAATGCCTTCACTAGCAATGAGACAATATACTACAGCACTGGCTAATGATCAAACAAGTAATGGAGATGTAGTAAATCAAATCTTACAAGAAGGCGAAGGTTATGATAATAACATTTATAATCAAAATAACTTAATTAGGGTAACAACTACATATTGGAAATCTCAAAGAAAACTAGGTCATCTTACAAAAATAGATGAGACGGGTAATGTGTTTACTGATATAGTTACTGAAGATTATAAAGTAATGGATAAACCCGTTTATGATAATAGATTATTTAAAAATAAAAGCAAAGATAATTTATTATTTGGTGAGCATCTTGAATGGATATGGATTAATCAAGTTTGGGGTGGTATAAAAATAGGACCAAATATTCCAAGCTATTACGGTATGGATATTAATAATGGCTTTACTCCTATTTATATTGGTGTAGATAGAAAAACACCAGGACCTCTTAAATTCCAATTTAAAGGTGATAGTAATTTATATGGCTGCAAGCTTCCTGTAGAAGGAGCTGTATTCTCAGATAGAAATACAAAGTCAACATCATTAATTGACTTAATGAAACCTTTTCAAATTGGATATAATCTAGTAAATAATCAGATTGCTGATATACTAGTAGATGAATTAGGTACAGTTATTATGCTTGATCAAAATACACTTCCTAAACATTCATTAGGAGAAGATTGGGGTAAAGGTAACTTAGCTAAAGCTTATGTAGCTATGAAAGATTTCCAGATGTTACCTCTTGATACTTCTATTACAAATACAGAAAATGCATTAAACTTTCAACATTTTCAAAAATTAGATCTAGAACAAACTAATAGACTTATGTCTAGAATTCAACTATCTAATTATTTTAAACAGCAAGCTTATGAGACAATCGGTGTTAATCCTCAAAGGATGGGTCAACAGTTATCTCAAATGACAGCAACAGGTGTAGAACAAGCCGCTAGTGCATCTTATGCCCAAACTGAAATGTATTTTATTCAACATGCTGATTATTTAATGCCTAGAGTTCATCAAATGAGAACAGACCTAGCTCAGTTCTATCACAGTACAAATCCTTCTAAAAGGCTTACATATCTTACAAATAAAGAAGAAAAAGTAAACTTTGAGATAGAGGGTACAGATATGTTACTAAGAGAGCTAAATATATTTTGTACAACTACAGCTAATCATAGAGCTGTCTTAGAACAATTAAAACAATTGGCTATGAATAATAATACTACAGGTGCTAGTATTTATGATCTAGGTCAAATTATTCAATCTGATTCTGTAGCTGAATTATCACACGTATTGAAAGACAGCCAAGATAAACAAGAGAAGCAGAAACAAGAAGAAATGCAGCAACAGCAACAAATGCAACAGCAGCAAGCTCAATCTCAACAGCAATTACAGCAATCTAAACTTGACGCTGATGCTGAAGAAGCAGAAAAAGAAAGGCAGAAAGATATTCTTATTGCAGAAATTAGAGCTGCTGGTTATGGTTCTATGGTAGATCTAGATAAAAATAATCAGAATGATTATAGAGATGAGATGGCAGATATTAGAAAAAGTGAGCAATATACTCAACAAACTAATATACAAAGACAAAAACTAAGTGATGATATGGTCAAACATTCTCAAAAAATGACTATTGAAGAACAAAGAATACAAGCTCAAAAAGAAATAGCAGATAAACAATTGCAAATAGCTAGAGAAAATAAGAATAAATATGATGTTCAAAGTCCTCCAAAAAAGACTTCTAAGAAAAAGAAAAAATAGTTTAGCTATATAATGCAAAAAAAGTGTATAAAATTTTAGCATAATTTTAAATCTTTAAGATTTATTTTAGTATATTAAAGTAATAACCAACAAAAACTGACACATGGCAGAAGAAACAAATGAGGAAACTCAAGTACAAGACTCTACAACGGTAGAGGAAGTAGATGTAAATATTGATGAGATTTTTGGTCAACCAGGCGCTGAAAGCATTATGTTACCAGCAGATGAGGTTGAACCAGAACCAGAAGAAAAAAAGTCAAATCTCTTCTCTAAACCAGAAGAACTTGACACAACGTTCATTGACAAGACTGAGACTACAACTGAAGAAGTAGAAGCAAATGCAGAAGAACCTATAACACCTGAAGCAACAAAAGAATTAGTTGATGAGGCGTTGGCAGAGTTAGATGATGCAATTACGGAAGAAGAAGTTGGAGAATCTAAAAAAGGTAGACGCAAAACTGATAAAAGCGGTTTACTTGATTTAGCTAATAAAATGATTGAGGAAGGTACTCTTTTTGGCTTTGATGATGAAAAACCTCTTGAAGATTATACTACTAAAGATTTTAGAGAATTGTTTGAAGCTAACTTTCAAGAAAGAGAAGCTAAGATTAGAAAAGATACTCCTAAAGAATTTTTTAACTCACTTCCATCTGAACTTCAAGTAGCTGCAAAATATGTTGCAGATGGTGGTACTGATATGAAAGGTTTATTTAGAACTTTATCTAATGTAGAAGAAGTTATACAGTTAAATCCAGAAAATGTAAACCATCAAGCAGAAATTGCAAGGCAATATCTTACGGCTACTAACTTTGGTACGGCTGAAGAAATAGAAGCTGAAATACAAGATTGGGCTGATATTGAAAGGTTAGAAAAAAAGGCAAAGCAGTTTAAACCAAAGCTAGATAAAATGCAAGAGAAAATGGTTTCTCAAAAACTAGCTGAACAAGAACAAAAGAAAGTTCAACAAGAACAAGCTGCCCAAGACTATATGGATAATGTATATAACACTCTTTCAACAGGTTCACTAGGAGATATCAAGTTAGATAGAAAATTGCAAAATCAATTATACTCTGGATTAGTACAACCTAATTATCCTTCTATATCAGGAAAGCCTACAAATTTATTAGGACATCTTCTTGAAAAATATCAGTTTGTAGAACCAAGACATGATTTAATCGCAGAAGCATTATGGTTGCTTTCAGATCCAACGGGATATAAAGAAAAGGTTAAAAGTCTTGGCAGTCAAGCGGCTGTTGCAGATACAGTAAGAAAATTAAAAACTGCACAGTCTAAAAAAATGAGTTCTTCATCTCAAGCACAAGCCTCAGGTAATGCAAGGAGGAGTGGAACAACAAGAAGAAAACCAACAGTACAAAGAAAGAACAATATGTTCAAAAGATTTTAAATTAGTAAACAAATAAAAACAAATAATAACAAATGGCAACTCCAGTTTTAAACAATGGTATCTTTCTACGGGATACAGCGTACAGCGCAAGTTCACACGTAGATTCTTACCACTTGGTTAACATGTTGAAAGATGCAGAACCAATGGACTTAGGTCCAGTGGACTTATGGGCAATGTCTCAGAAAGTTGAAATGCCTCTTTATCAAATGTCTAGCTTTGGTGGAAAGAACGTAATTGAAGTAGATAATGCTCGTGGAGAGTATAAGTGGCAAACTCCTGTATCTAGGGATCTTCCTTACATTGTTGAGGATTTAGCACCTGGTGATGATACACGAGGAGCAGATGGCACAACTTTCCAAATTAAAATGAGCTGCAGAGAATTTGGACATGGTGATATCATCACATATGACAAATACAATGGAGCTGAGCTTTATATCACAGATGAGGATATTCTTCCAATGGGTGATGGATTTATCTACACTGTGCAGATGGTTAACAATAACAACTCTGCAACTTTTGATTCTCGTTTCTTGGCTAATGGAACTAAGTTCTTTAGAAAAGGTTCTGCAAGAGGTGAGTATGGTGAGAGATTCTCTGACATTTCTACAGGAACTGGTTTCCGTGAATTCTACAACTATGTAGGTGGAGCAGAAGCACACGTTCACTATTCAGTTTCTTCTAGAGCTGATCTTATGATCAAAGGTGGAATGAATGCTGATGGTACTGTACCTGTAACTGAGATCTGGAGATCTTCAGGAGATAACATGGATCCTTCTGTAGCTTCATTAGATGATATGGTTAAGAAAATGGGTAAAGATGGTGTTAAGAGAGCTTTTGATAATGGCGATCTTTCTAGATCTTTCCTTACTCAAATGGAAGCTGCTCACTTGACAAAAGTAGCAAATGACATTGAGTCTTACCTAATGTGGGGACAAGGTGGTAGAGTTAGACAAGACGGACCAGATGATTTGAGATTATCTGTAGGTCTTTGGCAACAACTTGATAACTCTTTCAAAAGAGTATATAACAAGAACAACTTTAACCTTGACCTATTCCGTTCTGAGATCTATAACTTCTTTAACGGTAAAGTTGAATTCCAAGGTCCAGATCCACAAAGACAATTGATTGTCCAAACTGGTATGGGTGGAATGAGAATGGTAAACGAAGCTATCAAGAGAGAAGCTGTTGCTTCAGGTCTTGTAATTCAAGCTGCTGATATCGGTGCTATCACTGGTCAAGGTATGGACTTGAACTTTGGATTTGCTTATACTTCTTATGTAATTCCTTTCCTTGCTAATGTTAAGTTTGTACTTAACCCAGCATTTGATAATGTAAATACTAATGATATTGAGAACCCAATTATTGATGGATTCCCATTATCTTCTTATTCATTCATTATCTTTGACATCACTGATAACACTAATGACAATATCTTCTTACTGAAGTTGTCTTGGGATAATCAACTTAAGTGGTGGTATCAAAATGGTACAATGGACTACATGGGACGTAGCCAAGGATTCCAGTCTTCTGGTCAATTCAACGGATACAGAGTTATGATGTCACAAACAATGCCTGCAATCTGGGTAAAAGACCCAACTAAGGTATTGAAGATTGTTATGAGAAACCCAGTTACTGGAGGATCGTTCTAATCTAAACAATAAATTCTTAAAAGGGGGAGGGCTATTCCTCTCCCTTTTTTTTTAACCAACAAAATAAATAACCAATAACAAAAACAAAACCAATGGCAAAAGAAACATTTACAATGGTGGAAACACCATCAGCAAGTAGAGAATCAAAAATCTCTATTAAACCATATTTTGATGCACGAGCAGAAAACATGGGATTAGAAAATTATGGATTAAGTTTATTTGATGGAATTAAACATCAAGAGCAGTTAGCATGTCTAGAGATTAATGGAATTAATAGATATCTAACAGGTCTTAATGAGTTTGCTCCAGAAATTAAAAAACTTCCTAAAGAAAAAAGAGAAGCTAAGGTAAAACAGATAAGAGAATCTGTTGCAGACTTAGAAGCAGAATTAGCTTCCAATATACTTGACCCAGAAGATAAAGACTTTTGGAATAAAGTAAAGTTATTAAAACCAGACAATAATGAATTCTGGAATAAGATTGATATAAGTGTAGGAAATGATAGTAAATTTCTTAACATGAACGATCCTTATGATAGAATTAAATTACATGCTATTGAGGCAGGAGGGTTTTCTTTAATTGCAAAAAGTTATGAAGATGCAAAGGCAAAACCAAAACCACCTAAGTTTTATTTAGATAAAGACGCAGAGACTGTATCTAGTAGAACTGAATATAAGAAGCTTAGAAATAAAGCGCTATCTGAACTACAGAAGTTATTTGATAAGAATAGTACTAAACTGTTCTATGTAGCAAAAGTTGTAGATGCAAGTAGCACACAGTACAAAAAGTCTACTCCAGGAGATATTCTATATGAAAATATGGATACACATATCCATGGAGAAGGAGCTGAAAGCAATATGGAAAGAGCCGTGAATCAATTTTTAGATGCTACTAATTGTGACATGGAAACATTAAAAATTAGAAGTATTGTTAAAGATTCCAGTTTTTTTAAGTATATTATTACTAAGAGCGATGGACATATTTATCATAACAAGAAGAATGTCATGTTAGGAAGAAATGTGTCTGATGTAGTTGAATTCTTAAAGAATCCTCTTAATGAAGATATCTTAGATGATTTAACTAAAGAATGTGAAAAGTATTGGAAAAGTTAAAATAAATATATTATACCAGGTAAAATGCTAAGAAATCTAAAAGGTAGTAGTAGATCTTTATAAAATAAAAGTTATGAAAAAATGCATGAAATGTGATGGAAGTGAGAAAGTAAAAATGAAGGCAGGTGGTTCACTAGATCCAATCCCTGCAGGTAATAAAGGATTACCTAAATTATCTAAAACTGTAAGAAATAAAATGGGTTACATGGGAATGGGTGGATCTGCATTAGAGTCATCTATGAATGGAATGATGTACAAGCATGGAGGTTCTTGCGGTAAAAGAATGAGATATAACAGAACAAATAAATCTTTTTAATTATGGCAATGAAACAAAAAGGCGGAGGCTGTGGATGTAGTAAAACTATGCCCAAGTACTCTAATAATCCTAGATCAATGCAAGGTAGAGTTCTTCGCGATGGAGGAATGGTAAATGCTTATATGTCAGGAGGAACTATGAAAGGTGATAGAGTTACTAAAGGTTCTATGTACAGAAGAGGAGCTGAAGTAAAAATGATGAAACAAGGTGGTTATAAATGATTAAACTTACTAACATGACAAAGAAAGACATGAGAGAGTTTGAAGTACAATCAGCAATGAGTACTTTACAAAGAGCTCAAGATATCCAAAAAGATGCTAAGTTAATGAAAGAAGTAAGAAGCATGGCTAGTAAAGAAGCTCAGAAGTTTCAAGCACTAGCTGGTGGTGGATCAGTAGCACCTAAGAAAACTTTATCTAGAAAGAAAACTTTAAAACGTAAATAAGATGGCAAATAAGAATGAAGATCCCCCTAGCTGGCTAAGACAATTGCTAGGTCGAATGGGTCCAGATGCAGATGCAGAACCAATGGGAAACAAATACAAAAAAATTGGTGCTGCTGGTTTACTTACTACAGCTCTTGGTATGGGTATTCAATCAAGAAAAAAGAAAAAGGACGCTTTTCAAAAAGCAAATGATATACTAGATTATGACAGAAAACGTGATAAAGAGGACTTTAAACAATATAGAAAAGACCAAAGAGCTTTACCAAAAGATAAGCGTTATCAAAAAGACGGTGGTACTGTTTTTTCAAGAAAATCTAGAATAACTGATTACAATGGCAAGAAAAAAGGCAAAGGCAAAAAGTAAAACTAAAAAGGACTCATGCTATTATGCAGCTAAAAGAGCTCATAAAGTATTTCCTTCTGCTTATGCTAGTGGTATGATTGCTAAGTGTAGAAAGAAGAAAGCTGGTAAAAGTAAGACTAAGGCCAAAAAGAAGAAGAAAAAATAATGGCAATTAGAAAGACAAAGAAAGGTGCAGCTCTTAAACGCTGGTTCAAAGAAAAGTGGACTGATGAAAAGGGTAATGCTTGCGGATCTTCTAAGAATAAAAAAACTAAGAAGTGTAGACCTAGTAAAAGAGTTTCTAAAAAGACTCCTAGAACCTGGGGTTCTATGTCTAAGTCACAAAAGAGAAAAGCTGTTGCAGAAAAGAAAAGAGTTGGTATGGGTAGAAGAACCAGTGCTATTAGAAAAAGGAAAACAACTAAAAAGAAGAAATAATGGGAAAGATGCCAAAAACTTTATATAAAAAAGGTGGAGCTGCAAAAAAGTTCAAACCTCATATGATGTATGATCCTAAAACAGGAAAAGGTTATAAAGCAAAAGTTATGGCCGATCATACCCGTATGAAAAAGAAAGGTTATACACATACTAAACCAAAAGCTAAAAAGAAGAAATAATGGAAAAAATAGATGCAAATAAAGTACTAGGTACTTTTAGAAAAAACTATGAAGATAGAAAAAAGTCTATGATGAAAAGTTATATGGAAGGGGGACTTGCTGAAACTGCTACAGAAGGATGTGCAGCTGGGGAAGATTGTACACCAGGACGTAGGAGAAAAAGAAAGAGAAGAAATAAGAGACGTATTAGAAGATCAAGAGCAAGATACTAATGGCAACTAAAAAAAGTAGTAAGAAAAAAGGAGCAATGAAAGGCTGTACAATCAAGAATGGTTGTAAGTCTAAGAAAGGTGGTCTTACTGCTAAGGGTCGTAAAAGTATCAACCGTAAAACTGGATCTAATCTTAAAGCACCTCAACCAGGTGGTGGGGCTAGAAAAAGAAGTTACTGTGCAAGATCTAAAGGTCAGATGAAAAAGTTTCCTAAAGCTGCTAAAGATCCAAACAGCCGTTTGAGAAAAGCAAGGAGAAGATGGAAATGCTGATGATTTTTTTGTATATTACTATATGAGTAAAACTTTTAAAGAACCCGAAGAAACAGATGATCAAATCTTTATCTACTGGGATTATTAAAAATGGCAACAAAAAAGAAAGATAAAAAGTGGATGCAAAAAGTTACCAAGTCAATCAAAAGACGTGGTACTAAAGGTAAATGTACACCTATTACAAAGAAGACTTGTACAGGTAAAGCTAAAACACTTGCTAAAACTTTTAAGAAAATTGCCGCTAAAAGAAAAAAGAAAAAGAAATGAAAAGTAAGAAAACAAACATGAATCCTGCAGAAGCTCTTGGTAAAATGCAAAGAGCTAAGATGGGAAAATCAGTAGGTTCATATCTTGAAGGTGGTAGAATAATGTATAATGATGGAGATCCCAAGAAAAAGGGTAAATTAAAAGAACAAAATCTAGATGAAGTAGATGCTAATACAAGTAATATTTTTCAAAAAGGTTTGTTTAGAAAAGCAAGGGCAAGAAACTATGCTAAAAATAATCCAGGAACTGCTTCAAGTGTCAGAAACTATGGAAAACGTAGAGTAGTTACTACATATAATGATGACGGTTTTAAAGGAAAAGCAATCCGTAAAAATGTTTAGATAATGTTAAATAGTGCAATAGTCATAAAATTAAAACAAAGGATCAACAAGCTTGATAGCCAAGACTATGATAATATAGAATGTTGGCAAGCTGTTGAAGCTTTTAATAAAGCACAAGTAGAATGGTGCAGAAGACAGTTGCATGGACTTAACATTGTTAAGGAGGGTGATGAGCAATCTACTAGAAGAAAAGATGATCTTCAAGTATTGCTTTCTGATAATGAACTTTCATTAACTGATAAGAAAGATTATTTCCGTGGAGCTATTCCTGGAAACTATCTGCAGTTTAAAAGGGTAGATGTATTTGCTTGTAAAGATTGCTGTAAAGATAGAAGAATGACTGTATATCTTTCAGAAGAAGGTAACTTAAATCAATTATTAAGAGATAAATCTAAGAAACCTTCATTTGAATGGGCAGAAACGTTTGTTACATTAATTGGTGGTCAAGTTCATATTTACACTAATAATGACTTTGAAATATCAGAAGCAAATTTAATTTATTACAGACAACCAAGAAAAATTCAAATTCAAGGTTGTGTAGATCCTTATACTAACGAAGAAACTTTAGTAGAAGTAGAATCTGAATTTAAAGATGATATAATTGAAGTAATTATTGATGAAGCTGTTAGTGTATTAGCTGGTGATATAGAATCTCCAGTACAATACCCAAGAGGTACTCAAACTGCTGAAAGAAATAATTAATCTTAGGTTTGATTAATTAAAAAACTTTTAGTATATTATAGTATATTATTTATTTATAAAATTTAAAAAAAGAAAAAATGGCTTATTTTAATCACGCATTTAAAAAGACATTCATTATGTCTTCTTATGTTGATCCTGTACCAGGTACACCTACTGCTGCTAGTGGTGCGCTAACTTCAGGACAATTATCTTTGTATGATGCAAAGACTTGGGCTCCACTAGATGTGGCTACTCCATCACAATGTCAATTCATTATCGCATCAGGTGCTCCTTATGCAGATGACAGAATTGGACCTTTCCACGGTGGTTATCAAGAATCAATTAAATCAAAAGGAATTAATCCTAAGTTTGTAACTAAGGTTTGGGAAGCTCCTGCACATGATGCTCAGAATTCTATTCTACATATTGGTACTACACCATTTACTGCTGGGGATGCAAATTGCTGCCCAACTTTCTTATGTGGTGAGAACTATCACTTAAGAGTAGATGTAAAAGGATCTCCTGCATTGAGAATGTTAAATCACCAAGCATACCAAGAAGTTACTGCTTATACAGGATGTTGTGATGATGCTTCAATTGCTCCTGTAGCTGTTAACCCAGCTATTGTAATGCTTGCATGGCAAGAAGGAATTCAAGAGAGTGTTATCCTAACAGGAAGAGGGCCTAATGGACGTGCTAATGCAGAACCATTTGTTATTCCTGTAGTTACTGTAACTGCTGCTGGTGCTGGTGGTGCTGTAGGAAACGGAACAACTCTAGTATATCCTGAAGGAACTGCTGCTGGTGTACTTACTGCTGCTGTTGCTGCAACTAATACCTTCTTAGGTTTAGTTGGTCCAGCTACAGTTATTGCAACTACTGCTGATGCTTATACTCCTGCTGCTTACACTGATGAGTGTGCTGGATTAACATTAGTTGGTGCTTACGAAGAAACTAGATTTGGAGATTGTACTTTCCAACCATCAGATTTCTACGGAACTGAGCCTCTAAGAATTTATGCTTCTGAAGTTGACTTAAATGGTGATCCATGTGAGTTTACTGGAGTATGTATTCAGCATGAGTGTGAAGGTAGAAAAGCTAATGGTCTTGGTGAGACTGTTGCTAGAGACTTTATCTTGTCAGAATCTTACAGACAAGTTCCTTTTGCAACTGATCTAAGAATCCGTGAGATTACTCAAGGTAATGATATGTTAGGTGCTGGAGCTGGACAAGTTGATAGAACTGCATCTTATGATAGATTAATGATTCTACATAGCATTCCAAGATACAATAACCCAACAGGTACATTTGATAATGATCAATATTTACTTGAGATTGTTGGTCCTGCAGGAACATTAGCTGCTGGAGCATTGAAAGATCTTAGAGATGATGTTGATGCTGTATTAACTGCTGCTGGTAACGGAGCTTGTGTTGAGCAAGATGTTTCAGGTGGTAATGCATGTGCCGCTGCAAGTGTTGTTGTAGTAGCATAATATAATTAATTACTCATTAAAGGGAGAGTGAGATTTATTTTCTCCTCTCCCTTTTTTTATTCATCAATATGGCAAATCATGTATTAAGTTTAGAAGTACCCCCTGTAGGAAATGCCTGTGTCATGAAAATTTTTGATACAAGTGTGTATTCTCCACAGGTTGCTATTTTTGAACCAAAACTTCAAATTACAGTTCCTGGGTATACCTATGCTGCAGAAGTTCATTTTCAACCTGAGTCATCTTGTAATCTAACAGGATGTGATTTAGGATTACAAACAGAACACTGTGGTCAATCATACGTGAATTTACCAGATGGAATATATGTAATAAAATATGTAGTAGACCCAAGTCATGTGGTTTATGTAGAATATAATCATTTAAGAATGACTCAAGCTATGGATCTATATCAAAAGATTTTATGTGACATAGATGTGGCAGATTGCGATCCACCTAAAGCCGTAAAAGATAAACTAAGGCATCTTAGATTGATTAGAATGTATTTAGATGCAGCAAAAGCTAAAGTAGAAACATGTCATGATCAACAAGAGGGAATGACACTTTACAACTATGCTTTAAAGCTTCTTAAAAAATTAGATTGTAGACATTGTTAAACCAAATTAAACCAACAAATTATGGCAGCAGGAACAAAATGTAAAAGTTGTAATAGAACTTTAACTTGTGGATGTCAAAAAAGAAAAGCATCAGATGGTACTCAAGTTTGTTCATCTTGTGCAGCAGCTTATGAAGCTAAACTAAAACAAGGAAGATTAAATAAATTTGTAAAATAAAATGGCGGGTGTAGCATATTATAGATTAGTAGACTGTTGTAATGCTGATAATTTTACTTTAATAAATATTCCAGCATCACCAGGTATAGTACCTGATGGTATATATACGTTTACTACAGACATACCTAATGTTGGTGGAACTACGTTTGATATTGTAAGTGGTAATTGTTATAATTTAACATATGAATCCAGTGTATTTAACTCATATCCTTCTGTACCCTATGCAACATTGGTATTAGAGCAAGCAGGAACATTTGCGGATTGTACAGCTGCTACTACTTGTCCTGATTGTAATACAGGTCAGTATTATATAAAAGCAGATCCCTGTTGCGGAGGTGATGCTATATTTTTAAGAGGAGAACCTTATATTGGAGGTGGTCAAGGTGGAGCAATGCCTTCATTTAGTATCACTGATTTTGATGGTATATATTTAGTTATAGCACCTAATGCACCTGGAAATCCAAACCGTTTAGTACGCAATGAATGTTATACTTTTTCACATGGTGTAGTTGGAGATGGTCTTCCTGGTGCTCCTGCAGATATGGCGGCATATAATCTTTTATTATATCCACCTTTTGTTAGTGAACTTTATTTTATGCATCCTGATGATTGTACAGCTCTCAGTGTTAGTGGTGATGGTGTAAGATGTCCAGAATGCGATCCTATATGCTATTTACTTACTAATTGTGATGGAGAAACAATCCAAACTACTATAGATGCTTTTTCTACTTTAGTTGGAAGTTATGTTGAATTACAAGGGTTACCAGGTTCGTGGTTTGTTCAAATAAATGAAGGAGTTTGTACGGATCCTGTTTTAAGTTTAAAAATAACTAATACTAGTGCTGACCCTTGTCCTTGCAACTGTTATGAAGTAATCAGTGCACCAGGATTAGTTACATATATTGATTGTAATGGAGTTCCTCAATCTACATATGCACCAGATAAATTTTGTGCACAGTCTCCTCCTCTAGTAAAAGAAGTTGAGAATGAACCTTCACCTGTTGTTGTTACAAGAGGTCTTTGTGAAGATGGAGAATGTCCAGATAGATGTTTTCAATTAATTAATTGTGATCCTACAAAATATCCAGATCAGAATGCAATTATAACATCTACACTTCAAAGCTTATACCAATATATAAATCCAAGTTCTGTAGTTGAATTAGCAGGATATGAAGGATGCTGGACGGTAATAGAAGCAACATGTTTATGCATATCCGTTGACATTAATGGGTCATTATATGAAGCAAACTATTCTGGAAGTACATACAACGATAATAAAGTATTTACTCTAGAAGTTTTAGGTGTTACTTACTATATTTGGGCAAATTTAACTGCTGGAAGTTGGGTAATTAGTCAATCAGTAGGTGCTGATACAGGGTCAACATTACTAGCTGAAATAAAAAGTGGAGTTCCAGATTGTCCTATAGCAGACTCTTCTGTTTGGCAAAATGGTCAATTACCTGATGGCGGTGCTGTAACTGCAGTAGCAACAGTTGAATGTCCTGGTGAGCAGGCTTGTGATTGTCCTGTAGATGTAACTGTATTGCAAGATTATAGAACTTGTATAGAATGCATAGGACCTACAGCATATAAACTTACCAACTGTGATGGTGGAGAAGTCACATACAGTATTCAAGATTTATCTGAATATGTAGATAGCATTATAAAAGATGACTGTCATTGCTGGCTTGTAGAAGAAATTGATTATGAACCACCTAGTAATGCAACTATAAGTAATATTGTAGAATTTACAGATTGTGCTTCATGTTTAGCTACTTTTTATCAGTTAACCATTTGTGATGTAACCTCAACACTACCACCAATAATTACACCTACAAATTTATCAGCTTACTTAAATCAAGTTGTTCAGTTAGAAGGATGTGATGGATGTTATACGGTTACATTATATGCGGGAACAGGTCAACCTCCTAATCAACAACCTGTAGAAGTTACGTCTGCATTTGCAACATGTTTAGAATGCGAAACTGTAGTACCTAGATGTTCTACAGTATTTAATACAAGTACAGAAGATCAAGTATTTCAATACATTGATGTAAATGGAAATACTCAATCTACTGATACAATTTGTTCTGGACATTCTTCTTTAAGATATTGTGTACAAAAATGGATTGAACCAGCTAAAGCACCTAACAGTGGTATATTTAATTACTATGGGGATTGTAGTGTATTTGATGTAATAGGTAGTCCTGATGGATGTGATTGTGTAAACATAAGTATTACAGCCACTGATGGAACAACTTTTAGTGGTCTTGCAGTATGGGATGGAACAACTTACGATGGTAGAAACATTTTATCATTTGTACTGCCCACAGTTTCAGGAGATATTACATATTATATATGGTATGCTGCAGGAACTCAATCTTGGCATATAACTCAAAATGTTGGAGTTGTTAGTTTTAATGATATAGGTAATTTTACATCAACTAGTCAATGTCCAATATTTACAGATGCTGAATGGGTAAAACAGATGTGGCCTGATCCTTTACAAGCAATAACTTTTTTACAGACTACGGAAAGCAGTAAGTGTGCAGTAAGAAAATATAAAATTGGAGAATGTATTCAATACTTTCCTAATGATAGAAAAGTAAAACCAGGATATAATACACCTATATGTTCTGCGCAAAAGTATGATAAGATTACATGTAACTTTGCAGAAATAGCTTACAAAGAAGCATTAGCATTAAGATATGGTATATCCAACTGTTGTCCAGAATTAGATGAGAAGTGGTTGATAAGTAAAGAACTAATAGAATTACAAGCATTATATGATCCTCAATTTAAGTGTGCTCCAATTACAGATTGTTGCGATAATACTGGGTCTGATTGTTCTTGCAATTCTTAATAATAATTTGTATATTATAAATAACAAGAAATATGAAACCGTTAAATTTAGATAATAAGCCCTGTAGCCCTATCTCTTCAAACTGTGTAGTTTGGCAAGGACCTGATATTCCTTGTATTCATTTATGCACGGGAGATAGTATTTCTGAGGTCATACATAAGTTGGCAACAGAGCTTTGTGAGGTATTAGAAACATTAAAAGTTTCTAATTATGATTTAACATGTTTTAGTACAATATCTTGTGGACCTCAAAACTTTCAAGAGTTAGTTCAGTTCATACTTGATCAACTATGTCTTTTAGAAGGTGGTACTCCATCTTCTTCAGGAGGAACTGTTGTTCCTATTGCTAGACCAGTTCAACCAATTGGCATGGCTGAACAGCTTGAGATAATTTCCAAACCTACATTTACAACAGCTCGTGCTAGTGAAACTTGTCCAGATTGTGTAGTTACTGTACCTGATGAATTTGTAGTAGGTACACAAAGAACAATGCAGTTAGTAGACTATGCTGTAACTATGGGAGAAAGAATTGCTGGGATTGTTACAGAAGTAAGTTTGCAAAAAGATCAAATTACTGATATAACTATTAGATTAACAGATTTAGAAAATGCACCAGCTCCTGTATTTCCTGCATTAACTGTTCAGGCAAACTGTGATATTGGTACAGTTCCTGCTGCAACAGATAGTGATGTTCAGATAATTCTACAACAATTTTTTAATGCCTTATGGTGTGATTTTTATGCAGTAACAGGTACTACAACAGCATTAACAACTGCAATTAGTACACAGTCCATTGCAAATACAGATAATACATTAACTAATCCTGCTGCAGATTATCAAACAGAATATCCGACATGGGTAACAACGCCTACAACAGTAGCAAATACATTAACAAATATATGGTTGGCTATCTATGATATTTATACAAGCCTACCTCCTACAGCAGTAACTGTAGATACTACAAATACTGTAGAATTAGATATTACAGCAGGTTTACAAATATCAGCAAAAATTAAAGATACAGGTTGGGCTGATCTTAATGGATTTGACTTTTATTCTGGAACAGCTGTTAAACCTCAAGTAAGACGAGTAGGAAATGTATTACACTTTAGAGGATTTGTTTTTGTACCACTTGATAATGGTGCAGGAGGTATTCACGGTCTTTCTAGTTATACAGATTATAATAATATACCAACGTGTATTCCTGGAACTGCAGGAGCAGGAGCAGTCTCAATCAGTACTGGTGGAGTAATTTCATTTAATGGTGGTATAAGTGCTATCCCTGCATCAATAACAGGAGATAATTTAGATGGGACTTATAGACTACCTTATCCTGCTGTTTTAAGTAGACCTATGATTATTTCAGGAACAGTTGGTACATCTTTAACAGCAGCATCAAATCTTGGAATAACAGACGCAGGAGTATTGTATATTGCATCTTTAAGAGACCAAGAACAAACAGGTACTACTACAGGTGTTATAGGAGGTTCTCATTTAAGATTTATAACAAGTAATGTTAGATCAGGAGAAAGTGTTCCTAATTATATTAATTCTGCTACAGATATTCATAATTTTCCAGCAGCAGGTGTAAACAACCTTGTTGGAGAAACTGATTTCGGTGGAATAGATTATACGTGGCCTTTTACATGCGATGCAGGAGACTCTGGTAATTTAGGAGGATTCTTTGTAAGTATAGATGGATTAACCGCGTTTTTAGATTGTAGCGCTGATATAACAGCAACTACATGTTATTAAAAAGTAAAATTGTAAATTGTATATATATAAATTAAATTAAAATAAAAATGGCTTGTTCAAATTGTAATACCCCCAGTTGTGGATGTTCTGGAACTTATGTAGTTTCTCAGACTTGTCCACCAGCATGCTCTGAGGTTTTTAACTCATCATGCATTGTCTACACAGGTGTAGATATAACGTGCATTAATTCTGTTACAGGATTAAGTAGTACAGTAGTTTCTAGAAATGATTATTTAGATACTGCTTTAACTAGCATTGTAAACTTTTTCTGCGCTAGAGTAAATGAATCATTGACTTCTACTGTAGTAGCATCAGGAGATGCATATATAGATGTTGCTTCTGCTGTTGTAGGTTCAGTTACTACGTACACTATTACCTTAGATCCAACATCTTTACCATCTGCCTCAATTGTTACAGGTGGAGCTAATGCTGTTGTAACAGGTACAGGTGCTGCACTTGATCCTTATGTGGTAAATGCTAATGAAAGTGTAGTAGCTGTAGATGCAGCTTCTGCTTTAACTTTAGTTGTTGATCCATCAACACCAGGTCCGTATGAGACTACTTATACTATTGGTATTGATGCATCACTTTTACCAGATACGGTACTTCAAACTTCATTTGGGCACATTTCTATTACAGAAATTCCAAATACTCCAACAGCTGGAGATACAACTTATACTTTAGAAGTTGATGAAGTTACTATAACTAGCATTGATCCTAAACTTGATGTTGTATTAACTAATGCTGGTGGTATCGCACCATTTGAAAGAACATTTACAGTAGATATTGATGATACTGAAATGGGTAACTTTATTATGGATACTGCTGGGGCTAACATTGTAGCTGCAGGTGGTATCACAGTAGCATATGATGCAATTGCTCATCAAATTACTATTGGAGAAACAATTGGTGTTCCAGATCAATGGAAAATCATTAGTGATGGTGTAACTGATATTACTGCAGGTTCTGCAACTGATAAGTTAAGAGTTGTTGCTGGTACTGGTGCTTCTGTAGGTTTAGCTTCAGGTCCTGGTGCTAATGAAGCAACTTTTACAATTACAAATACTGACTTAGGTTCGTCTCAATTAATCTTTGGAAGTGTAGACTGTAACAATGGTGGTCCTTCAGTAGGAACATGTTCTGCAGCTACAAATACAGATGCATTAACTTTAGTTGGTGGAGATGATATTACACTAGGTGTAGCAGGTAATACTATTACAATTAATAATGACATTGATAATGTATACTCTGATGTTATTGCTGACTCAGGTGGTTCACTTCAAGCAGCAACTACTACAGCTACTTTACAAGTTTTAGGTGGGACCGCTATTAGCACGGTTGGTGCAGCGGGACCAACTAATTCAATCACTATTAATAATGATGGTGTAACTTCTGCTCTTGCTGGTGAAGGTATTGCAGTAAGTGGTGCAACAGGTGCTGTAACAATGTCAAATACAGGTGCAAAACATACTACAGTAGATATTACGATTGCTGGTGGAGTTGTTACTGCCCCTGCAGCAGGTGCAATTAATGTAAGTGGTGCTGGTATATCATCAGCATATATGAACGTACAGTTATATAGCAGCGCAGGAGCATTGGTAACACATGACTCAGCAGTATGGCAAATTACTGGAATGGGTGCTGCACCAGGACAATGCACAATTGCTAATACCTCATTAGCAGATGGTACATATGTACTTTCTATAGTGGGTAATTTACTATAATATTGTCGCAGTTTGTTGGTTTCTGTGGCTAACAACGGGAAAGCCCTCACACTAGTGGGGGTTTTCTTTTTTCAGTATATTTTATTAACTTGCTAATCTCATTAATTTTTAGTATATTATTTAAGTAGTATGGAACCATTTAACGCACCCGACTTACAAGCTCCAAGATTTAGAACAGATACTTATGAAGTTTTAAATAAAGAGTTCTTTGACAGATTTAGAGAAAAATATCCAAGGTATAAAAACTTTAAGGATAAAGAATTAAGACCAATTATTAAGTCCTTTAATAAATTGGTTTATGAAACAGTGATTGATAATAGAAATGGCGTAGAGCTACCTGAATCACTAGGCTGGTTGTTTATTGGAACATGTCAAGCCAGTAAGAAAAAAAATATTGACTTTGCTAAATCTAGAAAATATGGTGTTAAGGTTTCTAATAAGAATTGGGACAGTGATGGTAAACTGGCTAAGATTTTTTTTACAAATGGTGCTTTAAAACATAAATTTAAAAATAGAGAGTTTTGGGGATTTACAGCTTGTAGAGAATTTAAAAGAACTGTTGCTAAAACGTATCCTGAAAATTGGAATAATTATATAGTAGTTGATCCAAGACAAAAATTAAAATTAGCATACAATAAAAAGGTAGCTAATGAAATAAGATTAAAAAAGCAAGAACACGCTTTAAAAGATTATAATGAATTTGACTTATGAGCACAACCGTTGGAGAATCAATATCAAGAGTAAGAAATACACTTAAAGCTGTTAAGGAAGATCCTTTCTTGACGGATAGAACTATTTATTACTCCATCATTAAGTATGGGCAGTCTCTTATGAAAAGAGAAGATAACCAACTTAGACTAATGAAGATAAGTAATATCTTTAGAACAATGCCTTATGTTGAGCTTATTGAAGTAGATAAAGTAGATGCTGCTTGTCACGGTGTATATTCAGGATGCTATTTTAAAAGAACAAAAGAAAAACTACCAGAAGTATTAACGGGTATACTAGGACCCATATTTAGAACTGTATCTTCAGTTGATGGTTCTATAGAGTTATTTAGAACTGATCCTGGTACTTGGATTTCTATGACTAAAACTACTACTTTTAAATACAATAAAAGACAATACTTTTGGTTTCTTGATGGACACTTGTACTTTCCAAACTTAGAATGGGATGCAGTTAAGATTGAGGCAATATTTGAAAATGATGTTGAGACTTGTGATTCTGATGAGTGTACTATACGTCAGGATCAATCATTAAATATACCAGACTATTTATTTTCTGAAATAGAACAATATGTAGTTAAAGAATTAACCATGACTATGCAAGTTCCTACTGATGGTCCTGATGATGGTCAAAATACACTTAGATAATGGATTATAACTATACATTAAAATATAGAACCTTTGATCAACTTTTAGAAGATGTAACTATAGATTTAAGTTCATTAGCTCTAGAAAATATGATTGAGCCTCAACAGCTTATTAAGCTCGCTAAGAAGCTTAATTACGATTTAGGTCTTAGGATCAATCAGCAAAAAGAAATCATCTTAGATGTCTGCCATGGTAAAGTAAAGTTACCAGATGACTTTTATACTTTTAACTATGCATTAATTTGCGGAGACTACGAAAGAAAAATTGGATATGATGGTATAGCAAGTGGAACTCATATGGTAGAAATGCCTATTACTACAGGCACCCTTCCTGTAACATATAGTGACTTTCCAAAAGATGTCCCAGATCCTTGTAATGTAAGCACACCAACACCATGTTGTGATGATAAAGGCAACTTGGGTACTTGTCTTGTAAATGATCCTTCACAACCTTATGGTGATGCTTTGACTAAACCTAGAGTTTTTATGAACTGTAAAGGTGAATCTTATGAATTAATTCAAGTAATTAATGCTTCAGAAACTTTAGTGTATAAGCAACTGCTTCCATTAAAGATGAAGGCTAGTCAGAATATTGATTGTGAGTGTCCTAATTTATATCATAATACTGAAAATGAAGGTTGGATTAAACACGGATTTCTTTTTACAAATTTTAAAACAGGTAGGGTATATTTAAACTATCAAGGTCAGATGGAAGATCACGATGGTAATTTACTAGTTCCTGATCATGATCTTATAAATGAATATTATGAATATGCATTTAAATCTAGAATCCTTGAAAATTTATATATTAACGGTGAGGATGTTGCTCAGAGGATGCAACTTGTTGAGCAAAGGTTAAGGGGTGCTAGAAACAATGCATTAAGCGTAGTTAATACACCTAACTTTAGAGAATTAAAAGAAATAACAAATGCTAATAGAAAAGCAATGTATGCTAGATATTACAATATGTTTAGTTCACACTCTCCAAATTTATTTACTAACAGACGTGTAAGACATAATATTCACAGTAATGGCTAAACAAAGGAAACAACAGTCTGGAAATACAACAAGTGTACAGACTAATACTTTTATTAAAGGACTGAATAAAGATTCTGATCCTTCTTTTGTACAACAAGGCATGTGGACTCATGCACGAAATGCTAGTAATAATACATCTAGTGGAGACTTAGGAACTATTTCTAATGAAGAATCAAATGCATTGTGCGCTCAAGCAATGTATGCAGTTACAGGTGAGAATAAAGATATTATTGGTACTATACATTTATTTAGTGATAAGTGGGTAATATATAGTGTACAATATACTGAGTTAGATGGTAGACCGCTTAATTCTGAAATAGGTCTATTTGAAGAAGATACTTGTACATATAGAGTAATAGTAAATGATAAATGTTTAAACTTTGATAAGTTATATTTAATTACAGGAGCATCTAGATTATTAGATGATTGCTCATGGCAAGTATATTGGGCTGATAATTTAAACCCAGATAGGTATATGAATATTGGAGATCCAAAACTTTGGATTGATGAACCATTTACTTATTTAAATGGTCAACCTGGAAGTACTACAGTAAATTATTATACAGATGGAACTGATCAAGTTTTATGGCCAGGAGTAGCATGGGAAGAAACATGTGTCACTTTAGATAATGATTTACCTACTACACCAGAACAAGATTCAGGATGTATTGTATGCTCTCCTACTAATAAATTAGATTGTGATAAATTAAGATTAGCAAGATTAGTTAAAACACCTTCTTCTAATATTAAACGTGGTGAACAACCAGGGTCACTAGGTAATGGTTCTTATGCTGTAGCAATTGCATATACTATAGATCAAGTAAGAGTGACTAATTATTTTTCTGTTGGGTACCCGCAACCAATTTACTATGATCCAGATTTAAGAGGATCCTTGGATATAGATGTTGATGTAGATGAAAATGCATTTGATGAGTTTGAGTTAGTAGTAATAAGATTTACTAATCAAAATGAAGATGCAAGATCTATAGGATATTATTCAACTCAAACAAAACGGGTTATAGTAGATTTGTTTACTGATCAAAATCCTCGAATAGATAAAACAACTATTTTACTTCAAGACTATGTTTTTGAAAAATCAGAGCAAATACTTGCTGCAAATAATTATCTATTAAGAATAGGACCTACATCTAAGTTTGACTTTAATTATCAACCTTTAGCAAATTTAATTGAAGCAGAATGGTTATCTATAGAATATGATGAAAAGTATTATACAGATGGTGGAAAGAATGCTGGATACTTAAGGGATGAAATCTATGCATTTTTCATAAGATGGGTGTATGACACAGGAGACAAATCTGCATCATATCATATACCAGGTAGACCTCCTGGAACCTATGTAACACCTGAAGGTGTTGTAACAACAGATATAGCTGAACTTAATGATCAGAATAGTGTAGGTACAACTCCATTATATGAGGATAATCAAATCTTTCATGTCCTAAATACAGCTACACAAACTTCAACTACTATAGAACCATTAGATGATGGTGGCCAAATAATTGCAAATGGTAAAATGGGTTATTGGCAATCAACTGAAAAGTATCCTGATAGACATCCTGAAGTATGGAACTCTACCGCTCATTGTTGGACAGGTGTAAATTCCGATGATAATAGATATGATTTATGTGGACAACCCATAAGGCATCATAGATTTCCTGATAATGCATTGACAGAATCCACTTATCACTTTAAGAAAAATAGTGATGGGCAGTTTAAGATCAGGTTAATGGGGGTAAGGTTTAATAATATCATTATGCCAAAAGATAATGATGGTAATGATATTCCTAATATAGTTGGTTATGAAATACTAAGAGGTTCTAGAAATGGTAATAAAACTATTCTAGCTAAAGGTATGATAAACAACTTTAGAAACTATAGTATACAAGGAACTCCGAGACCTCTGGGTAATAATGATGTTCCAGGATTAGTTGGTCTTTATGCAAACTATCCATATAACTGTTTAATACCTAGAGCTAATTGTACTATAGGTGCTCTTTGTGGTCCCCCAATAAATACAGCAGATTACTTATATAATGATCCTTTTATAGTTAGACGAGCTGTAGATTCAGATCTTGGTGGTGTGAGTGATTCAGATGAGAATGGTGGTTCAAAGTTATACAAAAGATTACCGCAGAATATTCCTGTAGATATACAATCATTTCATTCTCCTGATACAAGTTATAATAACCCTACATTAAGTGCATCTGAATTAAAAGTTTATGGATGGTTAAAAGGTACAGCTACTCAGCAATTTATTGAACCAGAAAAACATCCTGAGTTTAAATTACTTGGAAATGAAGTAGTACTTTTTGCTGTACTAGGTGGTATAATAAATATGATATTAAACATGGTTAGTGAGCTGAACATTAACTATCCTTCAAAAAATTATACTATACCTAGATTTGCAGAACGAGAATTTGAAAGGGAGAGAAATAATTGGACTCTTACTCCTGGAACGGATGGTTGGACCTTAACAGGCGCAGGAGATCAATCTGCAGCTGCGGTAACTAATGATGAAGATTTTGCAGGTACTGACCATGAAGCGGAGGTAGCTGAAGGTCTTAATACAGGAGAGGTTACAAACCCTACAACTGGGCAACCTTATCCACCTGGTGCTAACGCAGCCTGGCAAGAGGCATTAGATAACGCTGTAAATGCAAGTATTGCTGATTTTTTTACAGGTAATAGTGCAGCTGCTCAAGCATTATTAAATGGTGAGGATCCTTTACCAGATGCTAATGAGACGTTGAGAGAAAAATATGAGCAGAATGCGGGTAATTATACAACTCCTGGATATAATAAAAAATATACAGGTTATCAATTATTGCCTTCTTTTTTAGAGGGTGCTACTAACCTTATTCCTGGTATTACTTTACTACAACAATCTTTTTTCTATTTTGCAGAAGGAGCTAAAGATACT